CGTAATGGCTTCACATTTATCGCACTTAAACTCATATATCGGCATCTATGAACCTCTCAAGTGTGGCGTTGCCGTTCCAGTAGCGTTCTTTAATGCGCTCTTGCCCATCAGCTATTCGGCAGATTCGGCATTTAGCATTAACCATCTTGTAATTGCCACATTGGTCGCAGCGGCCTATCTCATCCTCTCGATTAATCACTCGATCTACTGGATCAAATAGGCGCTGCTCAAAGCAATTCTGACATTCCATTAACCAGACTTCATCGCCTTCGGTTACTTCGCTGTCGTATTTAGTGATATAGCTGTGGACTGTCACCTTCTTACAAGGCCCACACTTAAACGGATGAGCATTACCGGTCATTAATCTGCTCCCAACAGTCAGCACATACGAAGATAGTCGCTTGTTTTGCTAATTCAAAACGCCCACCTTTTTTATCTTTGCGCTTTTGACAGCTAACGCAAGTAATCATTTTTGAAATACCCATTTACCATCTGATCCAATTCTCATCCATTTAGCTGGATGGCCGGATTTCGGTCTTGGGCATACCCAACCTCGATATTCCTTGCCTTCCTTTGTGCCTTGTTTAAGAATCATTGGGCCACAACCTTCAGCACATAGCGGCACTTCATCTACCACTTCCGCTCCGAATTGTTCTGCGATAGCCGTAACATCCCAGACAATCGGTTCAGGGTCGTTTGGTCTTGTCTCTTTAATAAATTCGGCGAGTTCAGGCTTGGTCGTCTGAATTGGTTTCTTTGGGCTAGGGCTTGGCTTTGCAAAATATCCAGCGAGATTAAGAGCTCGTCCAAGAGAGCCAGTTTCCGCAAGTTCCAAAGCATATTGTTTTGACTTTGATTCCGAACTAAGTCCGGTTGTCCAAGCCGCAGCATCCGCTTCAGTCCGATAAAGCTCGCACTTAACAATATAGACATCACAGTTAGGCGTAAGCGATTCCTCAAGGACGTGAGTCTTAATACGATAGTCTGGAAACGCATTTATAAACTCCTTTAGTCTGTCTTGCACACTTACATAATCATCAAGGTAATTCGACATTTAACTTCTCCCGTCCGGCGAACTCGTCGATCGCCATCTCTAGTTGTTCTTTTAACGACCAAAACGTTCCGTCTGGCCAGTTCTGCACCTCATCGGCGCAAGGTTGGCAATAGAACCGCACTTGAGCCTTTCGGATAGGGGTTTCACTTTGCACTTTCCATACAGCTGGCGTCTGAGCTTTTAAGTGCCAAGTGCCATCTTTCATTTGTCCATAACGGCTTTTACAAATATCGCACCACTGATGCTGGTTATAGTTGCGAGTCAGACTCAACGTCATCCCAATCTTCCGGTGTAGAAAATCGGCATCGACCCAAGATAGCGGCGTATCCAATGAGATCGAGATACGAATCCTCGCGCTCTGGACTTTCCACCATTCGGCTGAGTTTTGTCGCGATAAAGACGAGTGCCACGTCAGCTGGGTCTCTGAGCTGAATACCGAGCAACCTCGCGATTTTGTAAATGCGGTAAAGATTGTGTCTCGGATCGCCATATTCGAGCCCCCTGTCATCGAGGGTGTTACCAGCATCCGAGAGCCAGTCACTTAACGATCTCTCTGACATTTAAGCTGCTCCGTCCTCTTTTATAACCTTCGTTGAAGGCTTTGGCTTTAGCCGACTCGATTAAACTGTGTATCCACAATCCACCGACAAATAAACTAATCACTAGGGTTGCTATTTGTTCAGCTGTGAAGTTATTGGACATCAGCGTTCACCCCGAATCTGTCTAGCCAATAGGCTGAGATTTCTTCGCGGCTCAACCGCCCTCTAACTGATTTTCTACCTAGCGATTCGATTGCATATCTGCGAATAATTTGGCCTTTAACGTAATTTTTACCATCAGACCAAGCGCCAGAAGTAGAATCAAATCGAATTACTACTGGATTATTTATCACTTACTCTCCCGTTCTGTAACCCTTAAATGGATTTACGGGATAAATGTATTTAATTAAATGGATTTAGACAAGTAAGAGTTCGGAGTGTCGGATATCTAGGAAGCCACAGAGCTTCTCCACCTTGCCGCTGTTGGCGAAGTCGGTCTTATCTGGAAGGGCCTTTAATTGCCACTCAGGTTCGTTTACAGCCCCTAAATCGAACTGATAGACCCCTTGTGGGGTGGAGTTAATATAAAGCGTCCTCGCGCCCGTTCTAGCCCTTATATCGCCCAGATAATCCCATTTCTTTTTCTCGATTAAGAGAGTCGGGTAATGAGTGCGGCGGCACTTTATCTCGATATAAGCATCGTGGGTAATGCCGTCAGCTCGGTCGGTTGCCGATAGTGGCGTTAAGTCCGGATAAACGGCTTTAAGCGCCTCGAATAGCTCAACCTCGCGAAGGTAAATTAGACGTCTTCCTCGCCATCTTCCCAGCCGATTTTTCTAATCGGATCTTGTGGGTCGATTACCCAATCAGGCCAAGCACTTCGATCCATAGCAAAAGCGAGAGCTAAGCCTTCATCCATTCCATTACGGCGACAAGTCTCGTAAATCTCTTTACAGGCAATTGCCCAAAAATCTAGTTTGGTAGGCAACTCTTTAACTGTGCGGCGAGATTTAGCCGTTTTCTTAACCGGCTTCTTAACGCGCTTTCTTGTTGCCATTAGCCCCCACCTTCTTCGATAGGGCTAATTCTAACTGAGACTCCATTTTATCAAGGCGCGACACAATGGGGATATTTTCTAATTTGATTATGTAACGAAGCCCAGCGATAAGTAGGGCGATTGATCCGAGAACCGAAGCTACGAATCCAGCGATGGTATTGGCGTCCATTACCGGACTTTTCCGTAACGCTCGTAGTTAGGGTTAAGCCAGTTAATAATGCTAGGCAAGACTGATACTAGCGCCGCATTTGCAATCGCATCGACATCCCAGCCCACCGCGAGGTATGTTGCGAGTGCTGTTGCTAGGAACGTCTTGGCCCAACTTTCCGCCATCTTCTTGAGGTCGCTCATTATTGTCTCCTTCGAGGTTAAACCAGCTAGAGTCATTATCTCCCAAAGTTGTAAAGCTAATATGAAAATGAGATTTATGTGGGTTAGCCCCTTTGTATTTACGCCACTTCCAATTGAAAATAGGCGAAGCAATACGGCCGTCATAAATTAAATACTTAATGCGCTTATCGCCGCGCTTGGCTAACTTTCGAATCTTCTCCACAACCGCATAAGTTTCTTCGGGATGAGCGTTGAGGTTGGCGTCAATATCTAAAGCTCTGACGATTCCTCGAGAGTCTGGTATATGGTCAGAATTACCTTTGGCAGTATGACGAGCATCAGCCACCCAGCCATCGCTGCGCCTATCGCGATCGCCGTAATCATCGTCTAGCTGTTCTCTCAATTGAATTCCAGCTTTGCAAAGTTTCGCCATATTCCTACGAGATTGTGCCGTTTTCTTTGGCGGCTTCTAGTTCGTCCCAAGTTGACTTGAGCATTGAAGTAAATTCGCCGTTGCCTCTGTCAATGATGACGTGTTCTTGGATTCCTTCTAGAGTTTCAACTTCAACTATTTTTACGTTTTCCATTCTATAACTCCGCGTTCAAGCCGACATATCCAGCGGCATTGTTGTTGTTAAGAAACCTTAATGGTCTGTGAGCAGTTCCACCCGAAGCAACTGTAAAATTGAGTGAAGCGGTTTTTAGACTAGATTGATTAATCGTTAATGCGGTAACACCTGCTAGACCCCCACCCGAATCCTGAACCGCTACGTTAGCAAAATCAATAGAACTAGGTTGCGTTCTCAAGGTTACGGGATATGGTAAATCTATATTTCCGCCCGTAGTGCTTTCATAATAACCCTGTCCATAAGAAGAATAAACACTTGGACCAGTAAAGCGGAAATAATACCTCTGACAAGCGGCTAACTCGCTTTGAAGGTTGCCAGTTGCGGTTTGGAACGCGGTGGCTACTGAGCCAGCCTCAAGTTGAACACCCCAAATATCAATCGTTACATTTTGGAGACCGACTGCTGGATAACCGAGACCTGAAATAGTAGTTCCAGCCGAAGTCCAAATATCAACTCGGAAATGGTCGTCATTATTAGAACCGATAGTTTTGCCACTTATACTTGGAACTGTAAGAGTTGCCGAGTAACGCGCCCAAGATGATGAAATTGCCTGTGTCGTTCCTGTAACAATAACGTTTGATGAAGGTGAACCACCAGTTCCAAAGTTTTGTAATCCGCTGATGCCAATGTTCGGAGTTCCTGTAGATGCCTTCGCCCAAAATGACACCGTTACAGTTTGACCCGCGAAAGTTCTAACTGATTCAATTTTTTGCGTTTGTGCAGAATAGTCGCCGTTTGCTGCTTGAGATGCCGTAACAATTCGGCAAAAAGTTTTTCCTTCGTAACCCGCGACAGGTGCGCTCCCTAAAGTGAAAGTTTGTGGACTAATTGTTTGAGTGCCACCACTGAAAACCTGCTGCCATCTATCAAAGTTATACGCTCCCGTAGTTGTGCTACTAGAAAAACCTCTTTGATTCCAGTAAAAATCACCATTGATAATTTTATTCTTAGCAGCCGAAAAATTACCTTGCCAGCGAAGCCCTGTGCTAGCGGCACTATCCGCGACAAGACTCTCGCCATTCGAGCCGACTGCTAAACGAGCTGGAGTGTCTGCTGCGGTTGCGGTAATCAAATCGCCTTTAGCGTCAACAATGGCGTTTTGAATTGCGTTGGCATCGTCGCTAGTAACCCAAGTAAAATCCATATCTGTATTGGAAGTCTTGGATAAAACCTGTCCGGTCGTTCCGCCTTTAAGATCGACTAAAGAAGTGTCGATGGCGTTACCAAGTGTGCGCATCGCAAGAGCGCCATCCTTGACTAAATCTGTATCGTCCGGCGTCTCCCAGCCGAAATTTGTTGTTGTTGCCATTAACTAATCACTCCTATCGCGTCCTGCCATTCTAAGGTATTAAGCACACTATTCCAGCTTTCTGCTGCGTTGACCTGCGCCCATTGTTGAGCGACGGCCGAGAACTCTGTGGGTGAAGCGTTGAAGGTAATGGAAAGCCCACCCACCGACGCTCTAAAAGTCCATCCCTCTACATAGCCGGTGAACTCGCCACCGAGCATTTGAGGCGGAAGGTTAGTGATGCGGACGGGTTGGCCCATAAAGATATTAAGCAATGCGTCTCGATCTGCGTCGTCGATTTCGGGGGATTGAAGTGGGAAAGTTATGGATTGGAAAAGGTAGCGAGGATAGGCGCGAAGCTGAATCAGTCTATCGCCCATATCCTCGACGTCGGAAGTGTTCTTGAGGTAGCTTGAGAACTGCTCGGCATAAAGCCCATAAGTGGCTTGTGAGTCGGTGGATTGGGCGATGTATTGAGAGTTGAAGTTATTGCCATAGTCAATAATAATTTTGTTGGCTATGTCGCCTTGTCGCTGGACGATTCCGATTCCTGCGCCAATTGCGTGAGCGGCATCGAGGTCGGTGTAGCCGTTGGCAACTAGGTAATCCTGTCGGTGGCTCGCATCAGCGTAGTTGATATTGCCGTTAGCATCCTCATACAAATAGCCGAGAGCTGAGGAAGCAATTTGATTGGCGACGTTGGAAATGACTTGATCCGTAATCTGTCGGCTCGCCATCGTATATTCGCCAGCGTCAATAGTGCCTAAGCCAATATCACCAGCTTCGGCCCAAGTCTCTGTCGCTGGGTCGTAAGTAGCCCAAGTTTCGGCCGGTGGGAGTTCGTTCCAACTCGCCAACAATAGTTCATCAAGTAAGTCGGTGATTTGTGCGCCGTCTAACCCTTCGGCCAAGTTGCCATCAAAGGTCGCTCGTTGAAGTCTGATTAAAGCTCCGGTGGCTGTGATGTTGATTGTTGTGACTGCGGCTTCTGATCCTGCGCTTGTAACAATTTGACGTAGATCGGAAATGCGACCACCAAAGAGCGGCACATAATCGCCATTAGAGTCTTGAACTTCGATAAGGATTGAAGTGTTAACCGCAAAGCTATAAACGCTGTTATCGGTGTTAATTAACTGCAAAGAACAATAGCCAGCAGGGGTAGGCGAGTTAATATCTGTTCGGCCAGATGTGATAGTTAAGTTGGCAAGAGTTACGCCGGTTACTGTGTCGCCGTTAGCTCTCACTCTCCATACAGGCGTCCAAGCGGTCATAGAATCTGCGCGTTAGTCCGTAGGTCGCCAGCACCGGTAGTGCCGCGATTAGTTGAGTTGTTAAGGGCTAAAACAACAGCGCGAGTGAATCCTTCTTCGTCAATAACACTTGGAGCGTTTACGTTAATGTAAATATTATCTTTTGCTTCACCAACGCGGACTCCACCAAGATTTAAAGGTGATCCTGACGTTCCACCAGTTCTCGCGTTATTAAAAGCATCAAAAGCCGCATTAGTTCCAGCTATGACTCCAGCAATAGTTCCACCAATGCTAGAACCTCCACCTCCGCCGCCTGTAGTTCCACCACCAATAAGATTTCCACCACCAGACGTTCCTTTACCGCCGCCAGTTGAACCACCGCCAACAGAACCGCCGCCAAAAGGTAGGCTACCCGGATTAACTGTGTTAGATCCTGTATTTGTGCCACCACTATTAAAATTAACTTTTGGAATTGTCTTTGTATCTGGGCCACTAGATAGCAGATTTTTTGCAGTAATGACAGCGTTAATTCCTGTGATGGCAGCGTTAATAATCGGCTCTAAGGCTCTAAGAGCTGTTGAAACTGCACTTACTATAACGGAAGCGACTGTGCTTAAACCCTTAAGGCTATTAAGTAAAGTAAAGCTAAGGAACGGAACTAATATATCTTTTGCGAAATTGTAAAGACCCCGAATTGCTTGTTCATTATCTTTAAATGCTTTTATGACTGGATCAATTGCGTTTTGTTTAAATTTTTCAAATGCAGGAATAGCAGTTTCAGTAATAAATTTAAGCAATTTTTCAATAATCGGTAATAAGGCCGCGCCAACAGATTCTTTGGCTTCATCGAAAGCCACTTTCAATCGCGCAATTCGGCCTTCAAAAGTATTGGCTTGAGTTGCCGCAGCGCCGCCGAATGTCTCGGACAGTTGCTTAACAGTTCCCTCAAAGCCAAGAGTTTTAGCTTCAGCGGCAGTAATTCCAACACCGAGACGGGTCAATGTTGAGTTATTGCCTTCGTATGCCTTAGCCAATGCATTTGTAACTGTCTCTACGTCTTTGCCTGTGGCGGCTGAAATGTCAAGGGCTAGGCTTAAGAGTTCTTGAGATTTTTCTACCGATCCAGTTGCTATTGCTAAACGTTGTAATGCTGGTCGAAGTTTGTCGTCGGCAACGCCGGTGGCTAATGACGTTTTTAGTATTTGTTCCTCAACCGCTTTAATTTGTGCGTCGGTAGCGTTAGTTACATTTTCTAAGGCAAGGGCTAGACGTCTTTGAGCAGCTTCATCTTCAATCGCAGCTTTAACACCATCAACGGCTAACTTAGCAGCATAAGCAGCAGCCGCAGCAGCGGCGGCAAGAAAGGCCGCTTTCGCAGCAGCGGAGAATTTTTCTAACTTACCGCCAAAACCTTCAACTTCTTTCGAACCTTTATCGAGTTCTTTTTTGAGATTATCAACGTCGGCAAGGATGGATAACTTGAGCGTTCTACTTCCAGCCATTATTTATCCCACTCCTTTAATATCTTTGAAAATGCTTCTTCCCATTTCTTTACTAATTCAGGCTGAATTTTGCGAAGTGCTGGATAGATGAAATAGCCAGAATTTCCTCTGCCCTTGCGAGGGGTGCGTCTTGGAAACTGACGATAACGATTAGATCCGAATTCGTAACCTGCCCAGAGGTCTTTAGTTGATCCTCCACCAGAGAAACGCTGAGACGCGAATCCATAAGAGAGCTCGCCAATCTTCGAGGTTTTGGAAACTTTAACGCCACTTGTAATGCGATCGACAACGGCTTGTCCAAAGGTTCGAGTGATTCCGTAGGCTTTGACTTCGTTGGCTGCGTATTGAGCGAGCGCACTACTCTCGCGTTTAGCCGCATCAACAGCTTCAGCATCCATCGCTTTGAAGGCGGTAATGATTGAGCGAAGTTCGCGCTTGTCATAGGAAATCGGCTCATCTGCCATTACCTCTGCGCTCCTTCAATATGTCAATCGCCGTTAATACTTGGTCGATGTCAGTCCATTCGCTCATCGGAATTCCGGTTGCTATCGCGATCTCAATTATGAGTCGGTTTATGCTTCCGGATTCGAAGCTTTTGGGCTTTCATCTCCTATCGTCATTTCCTCAACCGATAACTCCCATATTTCTTGAGATTTAGTCGGCTTTCCTGCCGCTTCGCGTTTGTAAGCGAAGTAGGCTAGGTCAAGGAAGTCCGCTTGTTGGTAAGCCGAAATATCCTTCATTGAATAAATCGACTTGCCAGTTTTGCGTTCCCATTTCGCCCACTCAGGGAGTCCAGCGTTATAGGTGACTTCCTCGCCGTTCGTGTATTTAATTGTGATACTTAATTTCATAGCTCCCGATCTCCCTTTTAGCTAAATGTCTCTGTTACTGCGCCCTTTGATACTTTGAAAGTGAAGGATACAGTCTGAGCGTCAATTCCAGAACCGCCAGCGGTGGGAAACTCTGGAAGAATTGGGAAAACAAATTGAGCGCCAGTTGCGGCGGTCATTGTGACGCTGATTGTTGTGTCAGGTGCGGATTCAGCAGCCGTCCAAAGTGCTTCGCATACTGAATTAGCTTTACCCCAGTCGGCAAGCATATCGAGCTGGAATGTGCCTTCGATGTTAACTGTCTTGTAAGCTTCGCCGTCGAGAGTTTGATATGTCTCGCGAACGTTGGTCTTAGTAAGAACCGCGTTGGTAGCTTGGGCGTCGATGTCCGTTCCACCTGTGAAAGACAACGAGACGTCGCGACCGGTGATTACTGTGGTTGCCACTTTTTCTCCTTAATTGGTTTGTGTGTAATAGGTGGAGACGCGAATATCGGCGACTAATAAATTAACCGCTCCCACTTGCGTAACCGATGGCCGCTCTACTGGGCCGACTGTGTAGCCGTCCGGTATGACTGCCAAAACTGAAAATATCAGCTGCTCAAGATTATCAAGAGAAGCTGGGTTTGAAAGATAAGCAACTCCGCAGGTGATAGTTAGGTTAATCTTTGCGTGGATAGTTGCGTCGTTAATTGTGTTGAGTTCTAGGTAAGGCGAATCTGGAACAAGAATAACCGCTGGAACTTGCACAGCTTCGGGCACATACGAATAAACGTTGGCCGAAACTGACCCGAGTGCAGTTGCCAGCGGTGTCCGGATAGAAGATAAAACTGTTGAGGCGGGCATTATCCCACCATTGTCTCAACGTCGAGGTAAGGCCCGAGAAGGCCAGTTACTTTAGCGAGAAGGTTTTTGGAAAGTCTGTAAGGAGTTACTGCGAAGTCGATTCCTTCGATTGATCCGCCAGCTGCGGTTCGGGCTTGGAAGATTTCGACAGAGATAGCCAAAACCGCAGACTCAACGTTGGGATTTCCGACGTAGGTCGATAGTCCAGAGAGCGCAGCGTTTCCGGCTGGGATAATGTTCTTTTCCAATATGTCTGCATTTGTGATGGCTGCGGTAAATACATAATCGGTAATTTCGTCGTCGGTTACTGTGTGAGTGCCATTAAAAGGAGATCCGCATCCAGTAATTACAACGGATTGGCCTTGAGTAAATTCGTGAATTGTGGCAGTCTCAAAATAAGCCACATTATCTTCTAGTTTGACTTTGTTAATTTTGCTTTGAAAAGTGACGAGCATTGGAAGAATAAGATTTTCACTTGTGTCCACAATGTCGCTCAAATAAGCATCTGAATATAGGGATGACGAGACGCCAAGAATGGTTCTTAGCTCTGTGGCCGTGACTATTGTTGGCATCTCGCCTTCCTTTCGTTCTAAGGGGTTAAGCCCTGCTCGGGAGCGGACAGGGCCTAACTATTGAGTTGGACTAAGCAACCATCCAGCGGTAATCGCCAGCGCCGACCTTTGTAGCCAATGCGCCGTAGCCGTAGTAAGCAACCTTGATTTGACCTGTTGCGACAACGTTGGTCTCTAGGCGGAAACGGCTTGATTCATACCAAGTGTATGCATCTGGGTTGACGATAATGATTGAGTTATCGCCAGTTGGAGCTGCGGTTGCAAGGTTACGAGCAACGCGTAGGTTGAGACCTAGAACGTTACCGCGAACTGATTGACCGGAAAGGCCTCCACCTTGATTTGATGGGCCAATGAGATTCTGATAAATCGGACGGCCAGCATCAGCAAGGTTCATAATGTTGCCCCATTGTTCTGGGCTAACGAGAATGTTTGTTGCAGTTCCAAGAGTGTTCTTGTAAACGGATACTGAAGCATCGGATACGAAATCCAAGAATCCAGACGCGTCAAGTGTGCGGTTTCCGCCATCAGTTCCGCCAGCAACAAGGCCAGCGATAACTGCTACGTCGGTTGCCTTTGCGTATGCAAATTCCATCTGACGAACGAGTTCATCAAAGAACGCAGGTGAAGAACGATCAAGAAGTTCGACTGAGAACTCTTGTCCGCCAGCGTATTTCTTAACTGTGACAGAAAGGAATTCGTTTGTCATTCCTGTCTCGTCGATTGTTGCTTCTTCAGCTTCTTCGCCGACTGTTGGAACAGCGGTGATCTTTGGAATTTCGAAAGTCATTCCAGCATCAGGTAGAACGCCGCGAGATACTGAATCTACTGCTGGGCGATCTGCGTTTGATAGTGGGTTGATGATTTCGGTCAACTGACGCGTTGGGATAAGACCAGCGTTGTTAGTTGTTGTGTCATCTGCGGCCATAACGTATTGGCGAGCAGCGTCATCGTTGAGAACCTTAGCGCGAACGCTGTTCTCGAGGTATTTCGCCTTTGTGAACTCAAGGCGAGGAGCGGTGAAGAACGCTGGACGTGGCGCAGCGGCTTCAACCTTAGCTGCTTCTACCGCTTCTTCTACGGCAGGAGCAGGAGCGGTAGTGTCTGACACTTGTTCTCCTTCGGTTGTTTTGTCCACTTCGGCGGTTGCCGGAGCAGAATCTTCTTTAGGTGCTTCGTTTTCTGATGCAGCGACTTCGCTAACGCGAGCTGAGTCGATAGCTGGATCAGTTACTAATGAAACTTCGTCGAGGGTTGCGCTAGTGATTTGCATAACGCCTTTGTTGTTAACCCATTCGTTAATTTGTGCGCCAACGCTAAAGCCATCCCTTAATCCTTCGGTGGCTTCGATTAAAGCATCTTCTCCGGCCATAGTGTTAGCGATTTTGAACGTAGCCACAATTCCGTTCTTAGTTACTTCGTGAGCGACCATTTTGCCAATTGGACGAGTCCGGTCGTGCTCCAATAGCAATTTTACAGGTTTAATCTCAATTGAGTCCGCAGCGAAAACTGTTGGGCCAACTGAGGTATTACCTTGCTCGTTCCAAGTAACAATAGTTCCGCTAATTGTGCGCTTGATTGTGTCGGCAGCGGTTACGACCATCGGCATTTTAATTTTCATTTGGAATTAAATCTTCCTCTCGTTGAATCTGCTCAACGCTCATCGCGCCGATACGATTTAGGATTTCATAGACTTGAGCGCGTTCTAAAGCGTTGCCGCGTAGGAAATCGTCAAGTGCGAAGCGAGTCATTACAGGATTAGGCACAAAGTCCGGCAACGACAACCTTTCCTCAATCGCCTTCAGTATTGGGCGAAGTGAGAAATCGACTAGTGAGCGCCGCTCTGATACCGCGTTGGAATAAGTCATTGAAGTAGTTTCGGCGCTCAAGAAGTAAGCAGGGATTCCGCAAGCGCGAGCTAATTCAAGCGCTACATATTGGCGAGCCTCTGCAAGCTGTAATGATTTAGGATCAAAACCGAATTCTTTCAAATCAACGTCGGCATTGAGGAAAGCGGTTGAGCGAGATTGACGAGCGGTGCGCCAAGCGCTAAGAAGTGATGAAATTCTTTCAGCAGTTAAATTTGTGCCATTAGATTTAAGAACCATTGAAGGCGCTGGTTCTTTTGCGTAATTAACAGCTGCGTTTTCTAAATAGACAGCCGCCGCAATTGTTTTGCCAGCTCTGTGAAGTAATCCTTCATCAGGGCCATCGAAGCGAATGAGAGAACCGACACCAGTTAGCGGAACTGCCATTCCGTCAACTTTGTATCCGGTGATTTCTGTGTTCTTAAAAT